TTTATTTTCTCCGACTATAACTTATTAAGCCGTCAGGCTATTTCTTTCCAATCTGGTGTTTGGGACGTTGATATAGCAGACCAACTAGGTGTTTGAGAGGTGTCTACTAAGCCCCAAACAGTAACGCTAGATGTTGCTCCTGTCGCTGAAACTCCGCTTACTGCAACCACTTTTGGTATTGCAGCCGTTACAGCCCCAATCGCCCCAGTTCCTGTAACACCCGTTGGGACAATCGTTTGGCCCAGCCCGACAGTAACCGTGCCAACTGCACCAGTACCTACAACACCTGTAACTGCAACTGGGGCTACTTGACCCCAAGTACCTGAACCCCAAGTACCTCTACCCCAACCAAATAAGTCTGACACAAATTACTCGCTATGCGATGCGAATAATCGCATTAGAGGCATCGGGTGTAGGAAATTGAATTGTAAAATCACCTGCATTTGAAGTTTTATCACTTCCAAAATCTAAGGCACATACAGCAGGATCACCAGACGCAGACTCATTAAAAATTAATGCGCCTCTTGCTGTAATACTGCTAGAACTAAACGTCAAATCTGTAAAATCTGTAATTGCAGTAGTCCCATCGTTACTAGGATCAACGCGAGTTAGTGCCGCGCCTTTAGCAGTGTAGCCTGTTCCAGAAGTTTCGTTTGAGCTTGTATAAGCTGTTGTGCTTGCTCCTAAACTTGCTGAGCTTGTGTACAACGCCAAATTAAATGTGCTACCGCCAGAGTTTTTAAAATTATGAACAGCCTCCAAAATTTCTTTTTTGAAAGTAGTGCACATCGCTGTCGTAATAGCCATTACAATCTCCTAAGTATATTCGCCATTTCTTGTTGGCCTTGTCGTTCTAACTCTGCTATTAAAGTAGTTCTATCGCTTTTTATAGCTTCTTGAATATAATATAAAATTATTTTTTGCACATTTTCTTTAAACGCTTCTGCTTGTTGTGCAATTAATGGGTGTGAATTGTTTCCCACGCTAATAATTCTATCGCAAGCGGATTGAGCCCAAAAGTCTGGGTCATGACCTTTTTGTTGAGTAGTCGTAACGAAAACTTGACCTACTTCTGCTTGGAGCGTCATATTTATCCCTTAGCAATATCGTAACGATATTCGTCTCGTGAGCCATAGCCTTGTGCTAAATTCTTTAAACCATTTACTGCTTGTACAAACCGTTGTTCATATAAAACGACTTCTTCAGGGATTTTTAGAAACGTAGCCGCTTCAACTAAAGTGCCGTACAACATTGCATCTGGTGCATTGTCGGAAAGCCACGTTGTAGTTGTGCCGCTCGTTGTGGTAAGAGAGTCTGGTCTATATTTATAATGAAGCTCAAACGAATACTCTTGATCTGGAGTAGGAGCTAATAAAAAAGTATTATCGTCAAATAATGAATAATATTTCGTAAGCCCTGTCGTAGAAGCATTCGGTGTAAAGTCTCTAATAAAAGAAACGTGTTTATAGAGTAGATAAGAATAAGCACTACTAGAGATTACAGCTAAACTGTATGGAGCTAAGAAATCATCTGGAGTACTTAAATAAGGATTACTTGCAGATGCCGAACCAGTTACGTTTTTTCTAAAAACTGGAAGTTCTACTGCTTTTAAAATCCGCTCTTCAGCTTCTTTTATAAAAGTATCTAAATCAGAAACAAACGTAGTTTCTGAAGTTTCACAGTAATCTTGTACCGTTGACTTTAAAGTCGCTAATGTAAAACTCATGTCGTAGTCACCGTAATAGTTCCGACACTACCTGTAGCTGAGACACCTACGAAATCAGTGCCAATCGGGTCAACAATACCTAGAGGTTGACCGCCTACATTAACTCCTGAGTCCGTTGTATTACTCGGCCCTGTCGTTCTTATTAACCCTAATTGCGCTTGTGGCAGAGGTACTTCTGGTCTCGCTTGTCTAAGCCCCTCTGGGTCAGAAACATGGTGCGGAGGATCAAGTTGCGGGTGTTTAGGTTCGAAACACTCTGAACAAACTTTAAAGCCTGTCCATTCCATTTTCATCTGTAGATATTTGACACGAAACCCGCAACGGTCACAGACGCCGTATGCGTATTTACCTACTGCGAAAGCCATTACAAATAAGTCCGTTTAGGCACTAACCTTAATGAACTGTCATCGTCATAACGTATAGCATTGACTAAATTCGTCTCATAGAGAGGTTGTAACAATGCGGCTTTGTCTGGGTTTTTCTTGATAGCTAAATAAAAAGCTAATCCAGACGTTAAACAAGGTAAGAACCTGCTAGGAAGGTCTACATCATTAACTGAGGCTGTAATGTCTTGTATACGTTTCCAACGGTACGAAACAAACTTATCTGTAGAATTTTCTGGGGCAGGCCAGACATATAACTTAGGCGTAATCGTGCGCTCAAGATAATACTGGGTAACTCTGGCTTTCGTGAGTTTATTAGGTATATCTAGATATTCTCCGCGATCTATACGATCTAGTTGGAAATCTGTTTGTATACTGTTCGTTGTACGACGTATTACAGCGTCTAGAATATCTATATCAAATTGATTTAAATCGTAAGTCGTTTGACCTTCAACTAAATCTAAAGATACTTGTTCTACTTCCCATATTTGTATGCCTCTGTTTGACCAGTCAGCAAACATAATGTTCATAGAACGGCGTGCAGTTACGCCGTCATATCCTGTTCGATATTCTAGACCTGCTAGTTCATACGCTTCTTCAATCGCATCTGCAGCGTTTAAACTAAAAGTACGAGTGCCTGATGTAGCCATTAGCCATAGTTCTTTATAAGTTCTAAGACAATCACATAACTATCATTCGAAGACGCACCTATAGTAGTCAGCAATATGTCACCAGTTTTACCGCTGCCGGAGGTGTTTTTAAGACCCCCGAACTCGCTAAAATCCATATGACCATTACTGTCTTGTGCTAGTCCTAATGCTATTGTATTTGTAGTTGCGTCAAACAAAAGCTGTACTTGCGTAAAGCCAATAATTGAGTGGCTTACCTTTTCGATAACCACTCCACTACAAGCAGTACCATCTTCTCGAGCAGCTAACCCACTAACGTCTACTTTATTAACAGCATCTTCACCAGTGCCGTCACTCAAGTTCGTTATTTGGATTACTGCTTTATGCGTACCATCAGAAATAGTTGTTGATGTAACTGCATCAGCCATATCTGTCTCCTATTACGCTATTTGCACATACTCAATAATAAACGTAAATGAGCCAGCAGTAGTTGCATCAACCGTGTTAGTGATGTTGCAGTAGATAGTTCTTTCGGTATCTGTATATTGAACAGACGCAGGAGCGGTAGTACCGCTTTGAGTCTGAACAACCAGAGTGGTCAAAGTTACATTGTGTGCAACAACAGTCGTACCGCCGTCTAGGATCTCATCAGTCACTGCCGCAACAATCTGTGCGCCAGAGCTAGAAGTACCAACTTCATAACCAATATCACCCGTACCGATAACTGGTGAAGTGTCACAGAAAATCTTAATGTCAGTAATAATTGTGTTTGCAGGCTGAGTAAACTCACCAATAGCGGGGCTATCGCCTGCTGTTGTATTTACCGTAACGCCCGTAGCAAAACCGACATGTTTAACGAACTTGCCAGTAACGATGCCAGTAGAAGCAATATCTACGACGTCAGTAAATGCGCCAGTGCTTGCATTTTTAGATACAACTTTAAAACCATTTTCTGACCGAACTGGGCCATTAAAAGTAGTATTAGCCATTTGGATCTCCTGTCGTGGCTAGAGTCAGGTACGGGATGTACCTGTCAGGGATGGATGCTTTATACAGCAGAAAAAGAAAAGGGGCAACTAGTGCCCCCTTTCTTCGCGATATTACGCAGCTCCAGGAGAGCCGAAAATACCACGCCAGTCACTAAAGCCAAAGCTATAGCGTTCTCTGGCTTTATAACGAACATTGCCAGTTTCGAAGTCGCCTTCCATACTGGTTGCAACAGGTGAACGCACAAAGTGCTTCAGTCCGTTAGGTACGTCAGTCGTCAGGAAGAACGCATCAGTATCTGTTAGATAATGATTAACGGTGAATCCCTCAGGCACCATACCCATGTTGCGTAGTGCGTTGATATCGTTATCAGCCGTACCGACTCGTCCTGGAGTTTCCAGTAGACGATCTGCAACGAATTGCAGTGCGGTTGGGATAATCAGCTTACGCGCTTGTGCGTTGATCTTTAGACCACGCTCATCTTCGAAAGCTGCGATATCGATCAGCGACTGCTCTAGTGAGGTTTCATTAAGATCCGACGCAGTCGATAGCTCGTTGCGCTGGGTCTCATTACCTACAGTCGGGTGATCGGTTGCACATAGTTCTTTGCCATCACCACCAACAAAAGAGGAGCTAAACGCATTGTTCAATATGTTTGCGCCCTTGATGTTTTTAGTGGTCATCATAGAACGAGCAAGTGCTCGCGTATAACGAGATGACAAGGTGTCGTACAAATTATCTTCAATAGCTTCTTCAGTCAATGAAAAAGCCAAAGCGATAGTTTCATGCGAGTACCGTGCAGTAAAAGATTCTTGTGCGGTGTCATAAGTAACACCAGAACCTTCAAACTTTACAGGAGCTTCGCCGAAACCAGTCAGCATCACCTCTTCTTCAAAAGCTCGTTCTGAAGTTTCGGTTTCGAAGATTTCTTCGTACTCAGCGTCGTAGCGATCATACTC